CAGCAATCTTTGATGCAAGTGGTACTGCTGAAGGTGCTTTACAAACTGGCTTAACTGCTGGTAGTACAGTTGCTTTAGATTTACAACTTGGCGGTGGAACTGGCTCATACGATAAGTATAGTGGCTCAGCAAACATTACAAGTCAAAGCGTTACAAATGATGTTAATGGTATTGTGGAAGTTACTTTCAATTTTGAAGGTGACGGCGCACTAACAATCGCATAACATTTAAGGGAGGGTCAAACCTCCTTTTTTATTTATAAAACTATGAATAAATTATTAAAAGCATTAGAAAAAGAAAGTAAAGATATTCGTTCGGCTGATATGGTTGTAAATGGTGAAGTTCACCAAATCTATTATCGTGTTATGTCTGGAGATGACCACGCAAGAGCGTTAGAGTTGTCTAAGCGTACGAAAACAATTAAGGAAGCTGATGGTTCATCTACCGACTTAACGTACTATGATGACGATTTACTGCGTTGTCATATCATCTACTTTCAGCTATTGGATAAAGATGGCGAACGTGTTTTTAACAATTTAACCAAAGTAAAATGGATTAAAGATAACATTACCTATGAAACATCAAGCTATTTGGCTGCTGTTATGGGTCTTAAATCTGTATCTGATATTGTTGAAGAACAGCAAGAATCATTAAAAAAGATGAATGGCTAAAGGCTAAGGCATTTCTTGCCTTTGAACTTCATAAGACCATATCCGAAATTAACGCGTTGCCAATGTCCGAAATTGGTACACTATTGGCATACAAGATTAATGCTAACAAAGAGGTAGATAATGGCAACTGAAAAGATTGAAATTGAGATTATTGCTAAAGGCAAACCAGCTGAGAAAGCAATTAAAGGCGTTGAAAGAAAGACTAAAGACTTAGGCAAGACAAGCAAGAAAGTCGGAAAAGAAGCCGATAGTATGCTCTCTAAGATGAAACTTGGTTGGATTGCTGTTGGTGCTTCAGTTGTTAAAGCTGTATCAGAAGCCGCTAAGTTTGAACGTGCTTCTATTGGTCTTTCTAAAAGTCAAAAGCGTTGGGCGCAAGAGATGTCATTAGCAACGGACATTCAAGCTGAACAAGTAGCTGGATTCTTAAAGTCTGCTCAAACTGCTGGATTAGCAGAAGATCAAATGAAAGAGTTAGCCAAGCAATCAATCGCTTTAGGTTACGCATTTCCACACGAAAACGCTGAAACATTAAACGACAATATGATTATGCTTGCCAAAACTGGTGAAGCGCAGGGTTTTGTTGTTGATATTCTTGAACAAAAATACGTTGGACTTGGTGAAGATATAACTACGCTTGATTTAAAGACTAAATCTTGGTCTGAGAAAATGGCTCTTGTTGGTGAGGTTGCTGAGAAGTCACAAGCACAAATGGACGCTTCTAAATACAAAGCATTAAATGAAATGATTGGTTCAGTAGACCAAGCGTTTACAGATGTTGGTGATACGCTTGTTATGTTGGGTAGTGATTCTGGTGGCTTTGGGTTAATCAAAAAGATAATTGACGGGTTAAGTTTATCGCTTCAGTTTATTGGTGCTGGTATTAAAACCATTGCTACTGACATTGGCGTGTTATTTGAAGCACTTGGTATTGTTCACGATAGACAAACTAAAACTATTGATTTAACTAAAGAGCAATTAACAGTTGAAGAACAGTTAGCAAAGGCAAATAACTTCAAATTAGAGTTAGAAAGAGAACTAACCATTGCTACTGGTAGCCATAGAGAAGCAGTAGAAAGACAAATTGAAACAATTACTAGCCAGATTTCTAATCTTAAAGAATACGGTGATGCTCACCACGATGTCAAAGAACAGATTGATGCTAATAAAGAAGCACACGCAGCACTCAAAGCAGAACAAGATGGAATGTATGAGGGTGTTAAAGATGGTCTTGAAGATTATATCAAGGCTGGAAAAGATGCTGAAGCACAACAAAAAGAGTTTGGCAAAGTCGGTACTAAAATAGCAACATCAATGGAAGATGCCTTTGTTAATATGGCAATGGGTGTTAAAACATCTTTCAAAGATATGGCACGTTCAATCATTGCTGACTTAATTAGGATTCAAGTTAGAAAGAAGATTACTGGATTTCTTGGCAATCTTGATTTCTTTGGTGGCGGTGATACACCAGCACCAGCACCTAAACATACTGGTGGTGCTATTGGTCTTGCTTCTATTCCATCATTCCACTCTGGCTATCGTTCAGACGAACGTCTTGCTAAACTACAAGTGGGTGAATCAGTAGTTAATCGTGCTGGTACAGCTAGAAACGCACAAGCAATTGATGCTATGAACTCTGGTCAAGCTGTTGGTGGTGGTGGTGATATTCAAAACGCTAACATTACATTCCAAGTACAAGCATTTGATTCTGCTTCATTTCAACAAGGTATGGTACAAAACCGTGCTACAATTGTTGGCGTAGTTCGTGAAGCATTTAATCGTAACGGTAAATCGGTAGCATTATGAGTTTTCCCACAAGTCCAAGCGCCAGTTCAATTAAGATTACTGGCATTAGTCCAACGCTAACAAGTGTTACCCATTCATTAAAAAGACAAGCACGTTCTCGTAGTGGTCAAAGATGGTTAATTGAAGCTGGTTATCCAGCAATGACACGTAGCCAATTTGCGCCTCTCTGGGCGTTCGTTAATGCTCAGCAAGGGCAATATAACACCTTTACTTATAAACCGCCTATATACAAAGATACGAGCGGTACAGCTACTGGTACATTGCTTGTAAATGGTGGTGATAGTGCTGGTGACTCAAATATCACTTGTGACGGCTTAACTGGTACTTTAAAGGCTGGTGATTTTGTTAAATTTGCTGGTCACGATAAAGTTTATACATTGACTGCTGATGCCACTACTTCGTTAGCAATTGAGCCACCATTAATGAGTGCGGTAGCTGATAACGAAACTGTTACTTATAATGATGTGCCATTCACTATGGCATTTCAAGACGATAAGCAAGAGTTGTCAATGGGTGTTGACCAGTTGGTCGGTTTCTCAATCAAATTAGTTGAGGTTGTTTAATGGATAGGGGTTCAACGTCAGCATTTCAAACTGAGGTTGTTAAAAGTAACAATAGACCAGTTCATTTAGTAGAAGTTTACTTTGACGATGAAACGGTTTATATGACTGATGCTTTTAAAGATATTAGTTATAATTCAAACACTTATACGGCTGTTGGTCATTTTATGGGCTTCTCTGATATTGAAGAAGCAGCTGAAGTAATTGTTTCAAGCGTTACATTGTCATTAGGTGGTATTGACCAAGTATGGATTAGTCGTGTATTAAACAAGGCTTACATTGACCGTACTGTTAAGATATACACCGCCTTTTTAGATGATGCTTTAGCGTTAATTGTAGACCCAGTATTAATCTTTGAGGGTCGTATGGATACACCAACGATTCAAGAAGACCCAGACAGTGGCAAATCTTCAGTTAGCGTTAGTGCTACCAATAGCTGGGTAGACTTTACCCGCAAGACTGGCAGACATACCAACCACGAAGAACAACAGATTCATTTCGCTGGTGACAAAGGCTTTGAATTTGCTTCCGAAATTGTTAAAGATATCACGTGGGGTAAGGCGTGAATCCAACAGCAGAGATAGCATTACATCATTATGTTCAAGAATCAATTGGAATACCGTTTGAGTTTGGCGTTAATGATTGTCCGTTATTTGTTGCTGGTGCGATTGATGCGATGTATAAAACATCTTTAAGAGATGAATATACTGGCAAATGGAAGTCACAAAAGACAGCGTGGAAGTACGCTAAAAAGAATGGTGATATTTCAGAACAACTAAAATCTAAAGGTTGTGTTAATGTAGAATTAAGCCATATTCAAACGGGTGACATAATTGTTATGGAACAAAGATTAGCACACGAGAAATACTGGCGTTCAGTCGCTGTATGCTTAGGCTCAACAGTTGCGATTGTTAGAGATGATATTGGCGTTACTATTGTATCAATTAACCAAGTTCCAAACTTAACCGAGGTACTAAGATGGCAGTAGTTGCGGGTGCGGTTAGTGGATATGTAACATCTGAGATAGTTGGTGCGTATTTAATAGAAACTTACGCATTCTCGGCATTAGCTGCTGGTGCGGTTGCTATGGTTGCTGGTGGTCTTGTTTCTGGTTTAGTTACAGAAGCATTAGGAGGTGGGCAAACAGAAGCGGATTTTGCGGGTGCTGGTGGAGGTGTTTTATTAAATAAAGCATCTAATAATGCGCCTATTCCCGTTGTATATGGTCAGCGTAAGGTTGGCGGTACTCGTGTTCTGCTTGAAGCTACTGGTGATAATAACGAATACATTCATCTTGTATTAGCATTGTCTGAGGGTGAAGTTGGCGCTATTAATAATATTTATTTAAATGATATTGTTTCAACTGATGAACGTTTTGATGATGTATTAGATATTTATAAACATACTGGCTCAGATACTCAAACAGCAGACACCGACCTTGTTAGTGCTGTAAATGATTGGACTACCGACCATAGATTACAAGGCACGGCATATTTATACGTTAAATTGAAGTATAGCCAAGATGCTTATTCGGGTGGTTTACCAACTATTACGGCTGATATTGATGGTGCTAAGGTTTATGACCCACGCACATCAACAACGGCTTATAGTAATAATCCAGCCTTATGTATTCGTGATTATTTAATAAACAGCCGATATGGTCGTGGAATTGAAACATCACTAATAGATGATACAACCTTTAATGCTGCGGCAAACTATTGCGAGGAAAACGTAACAATTGGCGGTGTTAGCAAAGATAGATACACTTGTAATGGTGTAGTTGATACTTCATCTGGCTCAATGGACATTCTGAAGCGGTTATTAACGTCTTGTAGGGGCTTTCTCGTATTCAGCGGGGGAAAGTATAAGTTAGTCATTGATAAGCCAGAAACAGCCACATTCACATTTAACGAAGATAATATTACTGGCGCTTGGTCAATTAGCCTTGGTAACAAGAACAGCCAATTTAACCGTATTCGTGCCAACTTCTACAATCCAGATAGAGCGTGGCAACCAGACATTGCGATAATTGATTCAACAACATTAAGAACTCAAGATAACGGCTTATTGTTAGAGAAAACTATTGACCTACCGTTTACGTCTGATATTGATCGTGCCAAGATGATTACAACGGTTAATCTAAATCAATCAAGGCAACAAATATCTTGTCAATTTACAGCTACCATTGAGGGTTTAAAAGCTGAGGTTGGCGATGTTGTGTTTATAACTCACGCTACTACTGGTTGGACGGCTAAGCCATTTAGAGTTATGCGTATATCGTTACAAGGTAATGATGAAGTGCGTGTTTCAGTTATTGAATATGATGCTAATGCTTATAACTTCGGTACTATTCAAGTATCAGATGGCGCACCAAACACTAATTTACCAGACACTACGCAAGTTGGTCAGCCAAACGGCTTGTCAGCTACTGAAGAACTATATACAACTAACACATCACAAGGCGCTCAAGTTAGAGCCAATTTGTCGTGGGGTCAGCCAACAGATGCTTTTGTTGTTAATTATGACGTTGAATATAAGAACGGCACTAATGACTGGGAATATGTAACATCAACTAAACGCTTAACCGCACAAGTAAATAACCTTAGTGCTAATGATTACTATTTCAGAGTTAGAGCAATCAATACAATGGGTGTTCGCTCTGATTGGACTGAAACCAATAAGATTATATTTGCTGGATTAACAACGCCACCGTCAGTAGTAACTAACTTTAGTGTTAGAGCAATTGATGGCTCGTGTCATTTACAATGGGATAGAGCAACCGATATTGATGTGCTACACGGTGGATTTATTAGAATCAGACATACGCCTATGACTTCTGGTGTTACTTGGGCGCACGGTACAGCCATTGGTGAGGCATTAGCTGGCACAGCAACAAACGTTGTATTGCCGTTGTTAGCTGGTACTTATATGGCAAAGTCTGTTGATAGTGCTGGCAATTTCTCAACTAATGATGCTCAAGCGTTTACAACCGTTCCGAATATTCTATCATTTAACGTTGTATCTACACTTCAAGAGCAAACAGCATTCACGGGTACAATGGTTAATGTTGTTAAATCGGGTAGTGTTATTAGACTTGATGCTACTGGTGGTGTTGTTGAGTCAAGCGGTGAATATTACTTTGCCAATGATTTAGACCTTGGCGGTGTATATACATCTCGGGTTTCGGCTAATATGGTTGCTTCTGGTTATGTTGTATCAGACTTGGTAGATTCAAGAACTGATAATATTGATAACTGGGAAAACTTCGACGGTGAGCCGTCTGACAATGTAACAGCACAGTTACAAATTAGAACAACTGAAGACAATCCAAGTGGCTCGCCAACGTGGGGAACTTGGCAATCTTTAGTGGTTGGTGATTATCACGCCAGAGCGTATGAGTTTCGTGTAATATTTACTTCAACAGATTCATCAAGGAATATTGACATTTCAACGCTTGAAGTTACAATAGATATGCCAGACAGAAATGAGCGAGGGCAAGATGTAACAGTTCCAGTAGGTGGTTCAACGATCACTTATGACAACGCATTTAAAGATATTCCTTGCGTTGGTATTACTGCTCAAAACGCAGACGGCAATGATTGGTTTAGTTTAACAAATGAAACATCAACGAGTTTTGATATTGAGTTTTTTAACGGTGCTAATAGCGTTGAAAGAAATATAAATTATATGGCTACTGGTTACGGTAAACAAGCAACATAGGATAAGATATGGCACAACAAGATTACACAATTGATAACGCTACTGGTGCGGCAGTGAGGGCAGACCTAAACGCCACACTTCAAGCGATTGTTTCAGCAAATAGCGGTACAGCAGAACCATCTACAACCTTTGCTTATATGATATGGGCGGATACAACAGACAATAAGTTAAAGATTAGAAACGGCGCAAATAACGCTTGGTATGATGTTGGTGCTTTAGATAGTGCTAACCTTGGCTTAATGTTGGCGTCATTCTTTCCAAATATCAATGCTAACGTAACAGCAACAGATGAAGAAATTAATAAGCTAGATGGCTTAACAGCAACAACAACTGAATTAAACTTACTGTCTGGCAAAACACAATTATCACACGTTTCAGATGCTTACCCGATTGGCTCAATCTATATGAACGCTTCTAATAGTGCTAACCCAGCTTCATTGCTTGGCTTTGGTACTTGGTCATCATTTGGTGCTGGTCGTGTATTAACTGGACTTGATTCATCACAATCAGAGTTTGATGCTATTGGTGAAACTGGCGGTGCTAAAACGTCAGCGCATACATTAACAACTGCTGAACTTCCCGCTCACAGTCACGACTACGCTGGTGGCGAGTATACTGGCGCTAATGATTACGGCACTAATATGTCAGTTAATAATCTAGCCTCTACAACTGATGGTAGGTCTAAAAACTTTAATTCAGAATCAGTTGGAAGCGGCGGCTCACATTCTCACTCAACATTACAACCATATATAGTCGTGTATATGTGGAAACGCACAGCATAAAATAGCAAGCTAATAAAAATAAGGATAAATTATGACAGTAACAACAAGAAGTGGCAAAGGCTCACCATTAACACACGAAGAATTAGATGCTAACTTTAGCAAGGTCGCTGGAGTTGAAGATAACGCAACTGCTGATCAAACTGGTGCTGAAATAAAGGCTTTATATGAAGCTGAATCCAATGCTTATACAGACACAAAAGATACTAAATTATCTGGCATTGAAGCTAACGCAACAGCAGACCAAACAGATTCAGAGGTAAAGACAGCATACGAAAATAACGCAGATACAAATGAATTTAGTGATGCTGAACAAACTAAACTATCTGGAATTGAGGCTTCTGCTGATGTTACCGATACTACAAATGTAACAGCTGCTGGCGCTTTAATGGATTCAGAAGTAACTAATCTTTCTGAAGTTAAGGCATTTGATTCATCTGATTATGCTACCTCTACACAAGGTACAACTGCTGATAACGCACTACCTCTAGCTGGTGGTACTATGACTGGTACTATCGCAGGCTTCACCTCAACAGGTATTGATGATAACGCTACATCTACGGCTATTACTATTGATAATAGTGAGAATGTAGGGTTTACTAATCAGAATACTGCTTCAAATCCTATCGTGCTTGATTCCAATGGGAAAATGCCTTCATCTTTAATTTCTGGCGCTTATGGTGTAAGTTGGAATCAATCTACTGAT